CTTCATAATGCCAGCAACTTTAAAACTAATTTTAGTCATATTCATTGTTTTCTGATCAACAATTACTTTGAAATCGGGTTTCATTCTGTCATACAAACCCTTAACAACTTCATAAGCTTCAAGATTTTTACCACAACAATAAGCAATACCTATACTACGTACACAAGCTTGAATAGTAGATGAAATATTTTGAGCTGAAACAAACACTTTGGGAATTATATCTTTGTTTTCTCTGAAAGTATAAACACTTTCTCCCTCTAATACAAAATAATTCTTCAAAAATTGCACTTGTAATTCCTTAGGTTGTATACCAACTAATTCAGTAAAAAATTTCTTTGATATAAATTCATCTTTAAATTGCATTCTATAAGCAAGCTTAACAAAGACTTGAAAAATTCTATCGGTTATACCCATTTTTTGTCTAACAGATTTTAACATAGCCAGAATCAGATCATCTCCATATGATAAAAACATTAACATACTACCAAGTTCTAAATCATCATAAGAACCACCCAAACGAACATACGCATCAATCAATAACCATTGTAATTTAGTTGCTTTATAATTATTTGCTTCACTATTACCATAGGCAGTTAAATAAGTCCCACTAGGCATTGTTCCTAAAAAACATAATAATGGAACATTTTTATCAGTGGATAAAGAAATCAAATTCCCAATGAACCACCTTTGAAAATACATAAATAGAGAATAAATATAATTAAAATGACCCATGCCTGCCTTCAAAGCAGCATGCCAATTAATCTTCAAATACATTTTTAAAACAACATAAGCCATGTCAGAAGCTCGTAAAGACTTATCCCATTCAACAACATCCGCAGGAAACCAATCAAACATATCATCAAGCTCTTTTTTTGTCATTTTTTCCACTCTTTCCTCAACCCTCTTCAAGTTCGTACGTTTAAACATTGTACGAAAAATTTGTTCTGGACCACCATGGAAATTACTAACACCAATACCATTCCCGTCCATCTGAGTTTTCTTTGAATCTTCCAATATATTAAAAAATAATAAATAACAAATACAAAGTGAAATAACACCATCATTTATGATGGTTCTAGGCAATTTAGCTTGCAAGGAATCACCTACCTTCTTAAGTAATTTAACCTCATTTTTAATAAACACAGTTTTTATATCCGGCGGCAAATTAAATGAATAATCCCGCAAACCAGGATCACGTAAAGTTTTTTCCTTAACTAAATCTCTAAAAGTTCTCAACAAATTTGAAATAAT